CCCTCGGCTAAATCTGGACGGTGCGCCTTGACCATGGCAAGCCATGTGGCATCAATAAATTGCCCCAAACCCGCGGCACTTGAACCGGGGTTTTTGGCATGGGCGTTCCCGCCACTTTCTGCCTTGACAATCTTGTCGACGACGGCCTCGATGGATGAGACCGGATTGTCTCGTCTTTGTGCTATGGCCTCGTTCAATGCGGCAGGTACTGCGTCTTTTGCCAGCTTTTCCATGAGACCCTTATGATCAGAGGGTAGCAATGCCCCTTTGTGTTTCACCACATAATCAAGAGCGGTCAGCGGCGAGTGTTGGGCGATTTCAAGCGCGGTCAATGTGTGGGTATGGGATAAAAATTCCTGGCGTGCAACGGTGCGGGCTTCATCAGGCCAGCCCTGTTTGTCGGCCAGAGTGTCAAGCTCTGCCAGCCCGGCCTGTGTATATTTTTGCCATTGTTGCGGATTGCCATGCGCGCGCCCGGCCTGAATTTTAAAACTCTCAATGCCCGCCTTTGCCTGTTCCACGACATAGGATTTAAGAGCATTGCCTTTATGAATCAGGGCTGTCTTTGTGGCGTCAATCTCCAAAGGCTCAACCGCCTGATCAAATAATGTGCGCTGTTTTCCCCTCAAGGCTGAACCATGGCGGCGTTTCAATTCTTTTAAACTGGCCGCATAATCGGCAAATCCATCAAGGGCCACGCGACCTTCACTTGCCGCATAGCCGGTCGTTTCATCATCGCCATAAAGCAATTGGTCTTTGGCGCGAATATAGGCATTGCGTGCTTCTCTTGCCTTCGTCTCATCCTCAAGCGCCTGCATTTTGGAAAAGGCTCCAGCCCATTGCTCTAAACCATCACCAACAGCTTGCAAGCCACGTCCGATGCCAGCCCCGAAAGCCTCCGGCGACGCGTGAATATCAATGCCTTGCCTGAAGGCAGGACGCGCCTGGCTATCACGCGCATATTCTGGAACCCTTACCATGGGTTTAATCCTTTGGAAGCTGAAAAGACACGCGCGCCACCACCAAGAAGTGTGGCTCCCGCCCCAAGCCAGCCGGCCGCTTTAGCATTTTTTCTTCCATTTTATAAAGGGAGGACTGGGCTCTTGCATTGGCCGCACCAACACGATGATCATAGGCCTCGCGGGCTGCATTGGCTCTGATCGTTAACGCATCCATCTCGCCGAGCGTGGCTGTATCAACGATACTGTCCAAGGGTGAGCCAAAACGCATATCAACATTGTTCCTGGCAAAAGCCACCTTTTGCCTGCCCATAAAGTTGGATACCTGCTGACGCTTTTGGCTCTCTTCAACCTGTCCGCGCTCGATCGCATCACGGCTGCGCGCTTCGGCAATTTGCGCATTCATTTGCGCAAGCTGACTTTGATAATTTGCCGACTGCGCTTGTGCTCGTGCTTGGCTCATCTGTCCAGCCGCCCCTAAAAGGGTTGAACCGAGCAATAAGATCGGGGCAAATCCACACATGATTATTCACCTTCCTTGTCGTGACGCACGTCACTTTCCGCCTCTTGGTTTTTCTTCCCTGTCGGGCTTTCAGCCCTCCACGCCTCTTGGGTCTTTCCCTTCCCTGTCATGGACTGCGCCGTGACCGCCTCTTGGTTTTTCTTCCCTGTCGGGCTTTCAGCCCTCCACGCCTCTTGGGCCTTTCCCTTCCCTGTCACGGACTGCGCCGTGACCGCCTCTTGGGTCTTTTTCATTTCAAAGGGACAGAACAGTTCACCATTTTTACCCAAAGGTTGCGCCGCATGAAGCGTAAAACCCAACCATTGAAGCCAACGTTTTGAGGTAAGGTTGCGATCATCGACCACATTTATCAAAACACGATAGGGCCGAAACAGTTGATCACACCAATGGCGGGAATGACGCAAAAAGACACGGGGCTGTTTTTCTATCCATTCTGTGCCCAGCAACCACGGCGCACCAATGGCTGACAGAATATTGACATCCCCCACGCCAAACATGATTTCAGGGCGTCCATGACACAGAACCGTTAAATGATAAGCCGAATGGGCCAGTGAGTCCTCAAGAGCCTGACGCGGGCTTGAGCCATTCAGGGCCATGACCTCTTTTATGTCAGCCTCGCGCATATTGTGTGCAATCGCATCAATATGGTCGGCTTTTGCCCTGACAATCCTGATCTCTCCCCTGATCTCAACGCCCGATCGCAACATCGCCCATCACCGCCAAAATTGTCATGGGCAAAGGATCAAACTGTTTGACCACCAGATTGCCACCTCTTGCCCAGTCCCAATGCGGCGTCATTGCAATATCGCCTGTATAAGCACAAATGGCTTCATTCCACGCCTCAATGGAACGCTGCTTGTATTCAACAAGCCTGCTTTTGTCAGAGAGCCCCTTGGCCCCGCCAACAAAGATGCCGCGGGTCTTCTCCACTCTTAACACCATGTTCGAGATCGACGTCATGCGTGCCTGCACCGTCCCCAAACCCGGCACTTGCCCAAGATCAAGGTCAAGCGTTTGTAGTGTTGCTTCATAAGGCAGACCGATATGGATTTTTGTCCCCGCAATCGGCAACACAACTTTCCCCGTGGCAGGATCACACACCAGGTCGCGCACCGCATTGCCATCAACAAGACCAACCAGTGTTTTGCCTTTGCAATGAGGCATAAACACCGTGTCAATCGCTGCTCCCTCATGAGTGAGACCACTATCGACAAAAAACGCATCCTCAACTTTATTGAAAGCGCGCGTATGCTTACGCTCAATATAACGTTTCGTCTGGCCCCAATCGTGCGGCGCACGATCAGATAGACCGCATCCTCATCCCCCTCGCCAATCACCGCCACATCCTCAAAAGCCCCATCCGTTTCATGGCGTGTCCAGCCCCAGATATCGTGCTCTTTCATATAAGTGAGCGACAAAAGCGAGCCGTCATCTAGCACCACCCAGACGATGGAACAGGGGGCTTGTGCATAGGCCCATGATTTGATGCGACGTCCTTCAAACATATGTCTGGCTAAAACCGTCAAATCCTTGTCGGTAAAACCATCTTCTCCCAGATCAAAAGAAAGATCGCGAATGACCCCGCCGCGATTTTGCGAAAACAACACCGCACTTCCAATCAGTAAGGGGGTCACAGGCGCACAGCCACGATAGCCCTGATTGGTCACACGCAAAGATGAAGGTGTGATCGCATCTTCTTTCATCCCGCCATCGACCAGCCATTGTGCGCCGGAGGTGAGCACCAGCACCCCTTTGCGCGAAATCAGCGCGCGGATTTCATTGGCTTGAGATGACTTGATGCGAAACGTCACCGCATCATCGGGCTTTAACGGATAGCAAGTATCAAAATTCTCATAATCGCCTGTGTGCGACATCCACACCGCTTGCGGCGCGTTAAAGCTCGAGGCAAAAGCCAGACGTTGCTCGACAAAGGCAACCAGACGTGGATAATTGCCCGGACCTGAAAACGGATTTTGCCCCTCACGCGGCGCGTCACTAAAATCCGGCACCACATTGCGGTCGAAAAATTCAAGGGCATTTTCAACACGCGCAATATAACCAAAAGAGCCGCTCGTCGATTGACGCTTGTAGATATGATAGGCCTTGGCGCCATTGACCGCGCTCCAGCTGATCCTGTTTTCCGCACTCTCGGTGACGAGATCATTAAAACAGCTCGCAGCAGCTGAAGGCAGGCTTTCCTCGCCCTTGTCAGAGAGGGCGGACACCTTGTATTCATAATGGGTCCTTGTCTCAAAAGGCCTGTTGTTGCGCGCACGCCTTATGTCGTAGGCATTTCTTGTGACGACGGCGGAAACCCCCAAAGGGCTTGCCATTTTTGCACTCAAATCAACCGGCACAATGACCCAGTGATCATCGGCAAAACGCGACAGTTTTTGCGGCGCATGCTCCCCGTGCGCCAGAAACATCACATCGGCTTCCTGCGCATAACGAATATCAAAAAGTTGAGAGGCTTGATAAGGGCTGGCAATCTGATAAGGCGCACCGTTTTTTAAAATCACGCCGCCGGCGCGATAGAAATGGATATATTCATGTCCAAATTCCAGAATATAGCTCTGGTCACTGTTGAAGGTAAAAGGAATGATCCTTGTTGTTTGCTCGCTGATATGCACACAATTGATAAATTGTGTGCCCGATCTGTTCGATACGCCACCATGGGGATGCAAAAAGACATTGACCGCCGTTTTCAATCCGCAGGCATATTTGGCCAGATCCGTGCGCGCCCATAAGGCGGGCGACAATTCTCCGGCACTGAAGGAATTCTGGATCGTCCGCAAGCCTGTCATGATCGGCCAACCTCATCGCTTTGGCTCAAGAGATCAAAGCACTCACGGGCCTCCCTCGCATCATGGGCACTTGCTTGTCGCAATATATGGGCGGCCATCTGATAGCTATCAGCGCGCAATCGCGGATCTTGTAGCATCGGCACAGTAAGCCTGGCTGCCAAAGACCAGCTTAATGCCTCTATAAAAAGCGGCGGATAAAAAGCGGGGTCGGTGATCCTTGCCGTATAGTCAAGAAAGGCCGGCGATACATCGCACAAAATTGTCTCACCGATCAGCTCAAAGGCCGCATGGTGTGTTCTGCCTTGATGCCCGAAGGGATGCTCCGACAGGGCTGAAATCTTGAGACAATCAACGGGACGGCGACAGGCATGCTTCCATTGCGAGGATGGCGGGCGGCCAAGATCGGCCAGGACACTCTGCTTTCTGGCAAAATGCCATGGATAAAGGCTCAGCAACTCATCGCGCGCAGCTCCATAAAAGCACCGACAGGCAAGGGCTTGCGCACTCGCCTCGTCAAGCGAATTGATCCCATCCTTGCCGAGATTGCCAAGTGCCATATTGCAGATTGAAACCTCTGACACCATCACGCACTCCCACGCTCGTTTGAATACCCGCCTTAGCCAATGTCTTCATGAGAAAGCCCGTCGGGCTTGGCGGCGGGGTCTTGTTTTGTTGCGTGGCTTTCCTTTGCCACACAGGCTGGCACAACAGATGATAACCGGGCTTTGTTCGCCTTCCCCTTCGTTCCAGCTTTATCACGGCAAGGATGGCCCGGCGCAGTCTTGCCGATCGAAACGTCATGGTTGCGGGCGGGGCGCACCCATCGGGGATGTCTTCTCTCATCAAGCCAGATCGCATCATCAAGCAAAAAACAATCGCCAATCTCATGAATGCGCCCGCCATAATAGCCTTTCGATGTCGCGATCACTTCAACCATAGCACGGGTTCCCTCTACTGATTGCCCATGGTCACACCGGCGGTGATTGCACCCTGGCTCGGCACACTGCCCGAAACTATATAGTTCAGGCGCAGATAACGCCCCATTGTTCCACGCGGGATAAATTCCGGCTTGATCACAGTGCCCGCCTTGAGATCAGCAAGCGCGAGTGATTGCGCCCAAAGTGCTTTGGGGTTGGAAAACCCTGCATCCTCACTGCTTTCAAGCCGCACAGTCAGCGTATCGAGGTTATTGAAATCCTCTACAACTTGCACCAGGAGAGGGATTTGCACGCCCGCTCCAATATTGCGGGCAATGCGAGCCTCACCCAAATCAATCACATGGGTCGAGGCCTGTGTTGTATGAATGTCCTGCCGGTCGGACAGCATATTGGTCTGGTCAAAAATCATGACATGTCTCCATTGGTTGATAAAAAAGAGAGGCGACAAGAGCGCCTCCCGTCACACCCCTTAAAGGGCAATCGAAGGAACAGACGCTTCTGTGTTGAGGATGGCATCGCATTCGCGCACCGGAATGCCGCGATAGGTCTGAACCTCTCGACCCTCGACCTGTCCATGCGACAGACCGGTATAATTGGGATTGGCAGCAAGCAGCGATCGATCAGAGGATTGCGCGTCCAGAATCTCCAGCACATCGCGGTTCATGTAGATGGCAAGGCGTCCCCCTCTGGCATCGACACGGCGCGATTGCAACCGGTAATAAGCAGAGCGCATCAAGGCCCACATGTCAATCTTGCCATCACGCAGATCGGCGACATCAATATTGGCAATGCGCGCATTATAACGCCAATCCTTGACCATCAGGCCAATATGCCACGTATAGGCACAGACCTTGGCAAAATACGGGTCCCCATTGGCATCCAGAACGCTTTGCTCACCCTTGTCTTCAAGCAAAACACCCGCCTTCGTGCCCCTGGGGTATAAAAGCGAGGTCGCATGATCAGCCCAATTGACAAACCACACCGACGTATTGTTCAGGCCGCGCCCGCCACCATCAATCACCTGATTGGAAATGTCAGGTCTGGACAGATCGGCCGCATTGGTATTGAGAAGATTGTAACGCGCCGCCAGTTCCTTGAACTTCTCCGGTGTCGCTGCCGTGTCATTATAAAAAAATCCCGCTTGCCATTTCCTGATTCATCGTCTCAAGATAGGGCGCGCTGTCAATCAGCCGCGTTTTGGCCGCATCACTGCTTAATTTCAAAAGCTCCGTATCAATTTCAGAGCGCGCACGCAAAAAACCCGTCGTGTCATCGACCTGTTGCATCGTTGATTTCGAACTCGGTATACCCTGATAAAGCTTGCCCCAGACCACCTTCGGATAGCCCGTTCTGATCGTATGGCGATGGATCGCACCCATATTGCATTCGGTGGCAATCGCATCATCCAGAACAGGGTTCTGCCGGGAGAGAATTTCAATCACGGCCCCTTCCGTTGATCCCTTGTAATGATCAATCAATGTGGGGTAACTGTTTCCAATAACAGACATGTCTTGTTCCTTTTCCGTTTAAAAAATCTGTTTCTCGTTTAGCGTTGCGGTCTGTCATTGGGAAAAAACTGATAGGCCGGATCGAGGGCCAGGGCGGCACCACTTTTGCCTTGCTCTGGCTTGTCCTCACCTATGGCATCGCCAATCCTTGCCATCAATCGAATAAGCTCGGGATGATTGCCCGCTCCCGTTATATTGAGATAATCAAGAAGCTCCGGCGTTGCAAAGCGCTCAACCACAGAACTCGCCGCAGCAATCGAGCCGTGCCATTTGCTCCCGCCGATTTCCCTGTCCGCTCTTGCCTGTGTCAGCCAGCCTTCAACCGTTTCACCCCAAGCCTGATTTTGTGCCTCGGCCTGTTTTTGATGGTGCTCCATAAATCGGTCAGCCAAGGCCTGCGCCTGCGAGCGTGTCAGTCCAATCTCTTTAAAATGCGGTGACAGAACCTCAAGCAAGCCCTCGTCAAGCTCAACACCCTCTTGCATGACCAGATCATATTTTCCATCTTCAGACACAAGGTCATCCGGATTGTCTTCACCAGAACCTGCGGACTCCCTGTTTGTTTCGATCTTGCCAGAAGAGTGATCGGAGACTGCATCAGTCTTACGCTCTGCCTCGCTCATCGCGCCCAAAAGGGTTGTCTGTGCACCTGCAAGAGCACTTGACGCGCTGCCTTCATTCTCCCCTTCATTGTTCATTGTCGCGTCCCGACCCACTGACAGAGCCTCGCTGGTCGTTAAATCCTCACTCATCATGTTCACCTTCCTGTTTGTGCCTGTGAACGGCTCTCATCTTTTCTTTCTCTTGCGCTGCTTCCAGAAGCAGTTTGGGATATTCCTGTTCGCCCACCCGCCCCATCAGCGCAATCAGCCTCAACCCCATATTGCTCTCGCCTAGCCGAAACTGTGTCGCGCCCACATCGCCCGTCCAGCTTGAGCGCGAGACACCGCTCGCCTCCAAAAGCCACAACAAAAGACGACGCCCTTGCGGCAAGTCCAAAACAGCCCTCATGTCGCTGACAAGACGATCAGCCTGAACATCATCACCGGGACCATAATCCCCAAACAGTTGACGGATAGAATTCTCCATCATGCAATCTCCGTTTTATTCAAGCCCCATTTTCTCAAGCAGACGGGAGCCACTCTCGTCAGCCTCCGTCATCACCCGTGCCGCTTCGGCCGATTGCCGCAAGGCCGGCGTCATTTGCGCCATTTGTGCCGATATTTGCTGGCTCTGCTCTGCCTCTTGCCTTGCCTGCCTGATCCGGATGACCTCATCATCGGGTGCAAGAATGGATGGCGGGACACCCAAAAGCTGCGCATAAGTCGCAACCGTCTGATCCGCATCAATGCGATCCAGAATATCCGGCCTGACGCCAACAAGAGAGCCGGTAAAGGAAACCAGTCGCTCAATTGCCCCCGTTGACACTGCCTTTTGCGCTTGTGCCAGAACAGAAATATATTCAATCTTCAAATCATGCCCGCCAAGCTCTCTGGGCGGTTCAGGCAAAAGTCCACGCCGCTTCATGATCTCGAATGTCCGCGCAATCACCGGGGCCAGCTGCCCGCCATGAATGCTCTCCAAAACCGGACCAATCGCCAAAAACTTTTCTTCCTTGCGTTCGGCAATCTCCATCGCCCCGCGCGGCTGGACCCCTTCCATATTGGCCAGCATCAAAAACAAATCTTCATAAAGCGCCCGCTTACAGAACATCTGCTTCTCGCGAATACTGGCGACAAGTTCAGAAAGGAACAAATCAATCTCAAACAAGGGACGCAACCCTTGCGTGGCTGGATCGTCAATATAGGTCAAATCTCCGGGCCGGCGCAAAACACCATCATAGCCATTCCTCAAGCAAGACGGTGCCATCAAAGGCGGGTTGACCTTCAGTTGAATGATAGCCCCCATCTGCATTTGCAAAAGACGCAGTGCACGAATATCGGGAAGAGCCACCATGGCAGGCGAAGAAGCATAAGTGTCATCCGCCATCAATTCCCACGAGGGCGCTATAATCGGATTGCTGTCAAAACCGCTCTCCTCAAGAAAGCCTCGCTCACCACTTGCACTCTCTTCCCAATAAACAGAGGCAAAAGCCTTGTTGGCTCTGTCCTGCTTCGTCTGATCGCGCACCCCGCGCGGCTCAATCGCATGATTGATCGTAAAAACATCGTTGAAACATCCGCGCTCATATGTCTCGCGAATGGCAGGCGAACACGCCTCAAGCCCAAAGCGCGAAACAATCCGATCGACCGGCCAGACAAATTGTCGATAAACGGTTGTTGCCACCTGTCGATGATCACGCGCCAGCCAGAATGTGCCATGGGTGAGAGGAAGCAACCGGATTAAATGATCGTCATCCTCCACCAGAAGAGCGCAGGATTGACCAAACAGACCCAGATCGCCATAGCCCAGATGAAAGGCGTTATAAAGATTGGAGCCCTGAAACACTTCGCGCATCCGCTCTTCAACCTCTGCCAGATAATCACGCACCGGCGCGGACTTGTTCAAATCAGCATCACTCACCCGAAGGCGAAACCATGGACGCGCCGGGGATGTAATGCCTGAATGCATGCCAGAGGCCAAAGTGCGCAGACTGAAAGACGCCGTCGCATCCGCCATTTTATCATAACGCGCCCGCGCATTCGACGCCTCCAGGCCCAGCCGCAACCGTGTCGGCGCCACCAGATCCGAAAGCTCACGCCACAAAGCCTCCCAGGGACGGCGCACCGCCTTCAGCGCTTCCAGCCGCCTTTTATAATGGCTAAGAGACCTCGCATCGCTCGACATCAGACAAGCTTCTCCCTCAAGTCAGTCACTTCAAGCCATTCACTGGCCCAGCAAGGTCTTGTTTGCCGTCGGCGCAAAGTCACGCACGCCCCGACCAGATGTTAATATCGTCTTGAAACCCTTCAAGCGATCCTGCACCTTGCGGCGAACCGCAACACCCGCCCCGTCATCGGGCAATTTGGCCGCCTGTGGCAGAACAGGCTGCGCAATCTCCGGCGGAGCGGGCATTTTCGGTCTCTTGAACATGCACATCACATCTCTCCATCAAAATCAGATGCAAAGACAATAGCAACAAACAGTTGACGAGCTGACATGGCCCCTAAAATTTTGAATCCCCTACACATAAGGCCCTTTATAAATAAGGCCGTTTACAAATAAGGATTGCAATCAGGCTCAAAAAGCCATGGATTTTCGCCAGCATCATTGCTTCGGGAAGGATCAAAACACCCCGATCCGTGCATTTTTTTGCCAACCGGAAAGGCAAAAGTCAAAGCCAACGCATCACCCTTGTTTGGCGAAGCCTGTCCACGCGCTTTCATATCCCGTTTCGATTCCAGTAAGATTTTACCATCCATCCGAGAGGCCGTCTCAGGCGAAACCAAATCCTGATATAAAACATCATCAGAAGGATCAATCGTGCCCCCTTCCTTCAGCCAGCGTTTCATCATCCCCCACATCTCGGCGCGCTTGTTGGCAAACCCATT